AGAGCTTCCTAGATTACCATATTCGGCTCTTTACAAATAAAGATACATATAACGTTGATTCTGATGAAATTGCTGAATTCTTAAATAAAGAATACGGTAGCAACTATTCTGAGAGTAAGTGGCGTAAAGATTATGCTGCTTATGTAAAATGGAAAGATTATATTCTTTCTAAGAATCTTGATAAGGATATCTTAGATAAATACGAGGAAGTTCGTGTTGACTCTGAAAAAGAGAAAATTCGTAATCAAGATCAGAAACGTGAATATAGAAAGTTAATTAGAAATCAAGCACGTTTTGAGGCTATTAAGGATGATGTGTTAACTGCTGTGCTTAAATTAGAGCAGAAAAAACCATTATCGTTTAATACATCTTCCCTTTCACCTACCGTTAATGACAAACATGGATTAGCACTTTTTTCAGATTGGCATTTTGGAATGGATGTAAATAACTCATTAAACACCTTCAATAAAAAAGTGTTTAATGAACGTGTAGAGAAATTAGTAGATAAAATAATCGAATATGGTAAACAAAATAACATCTCTACCCTTCACATCGCTCAATTAGGTGATTTAATTTCTGGTTCAATTCATGTTTCTACAAGAGTTCAATCAAATGAGGACTTAATTGAACAAATTAAATACGTTTCAGAAGTATTAGCAGAAGTGATTTCAACTTTAGCAAACATCTTCCCTTCTATTAGATATTACAATGTAATTGGTAATCATGGTAGAACTGGTAATAAAAACGATGTTGGAATTAAAGAAAACTTTGAGTATCTTATCCCCTGGTATTTAGAGTCACGACTTAGAAATTTCAATAACGTAGAGATCATCACTGATGAAGACGGATACATAGTTTCTGATATTTTAGATGAAAAGTTTGTATTTGTACACGGTAATTATGACAGGATCGATCAATGTGTAACTCGATTACCTCAAGTTCTAGGTTTCGTACCGGATTATATTGTTGGTGGTCATGTACATCACAATTATGAAAAAGAATATGGTAAAACTACCGTAATTGTTAATAGTTCCTTAATTGGAGCTGATGATTATGCTACTCAAGGTAGATACGGTGGTAAACCAAGTCAAAAGTTCATGGTATTTAGTAAAGATGACGGCCTGGTTTGCTCTTACATTGTAAAACTAAAATAAACATTAAATTGGTATGATTACATATTGTAATCCGATACCTCCCCTACTATAAAATCGGAGGTGTACAAATGGAAAATCAAATTAAATCTAGTGCAATATATTATGATTTTGGTGATGTTGAATTTATAAATCATCTTAAAGAACGAATCATTATTCTTAATGAAGATGTTGATGACATGATTGTTGAAAGAGTAATTCTTCAAATTCTAAAATGGAATCGTGAAGATGAAGGCTTACCTGTTTCAGAAAGAAAAAATATCGAAATTCTATTAAATACTCCTGGTGGAGATATTTATATAGGTATGGTTCTTTGTGAAGTAATTAAAAAATCTTTTACTCCTATTACTGTTAGAATTTTAGGAATGGCAGCAAGTATGGGAAGTATTATCGCTATGGCAGCCCATAAAACTGTTGCCTATGAACATTCTAATATTCTAATTCATGATGGAAGTACCTTTTTAGTTGGTTCAAGTAATAAAGTAAAAGACCATATGAAATTCCAAGAACTTAAAGATCAGCAAATCAAAGACTTTATTATCCAAAATACGAAAATTACAGAAGAAAAATATGATGAAATGGCAGATAGAGAATGGTGGCTAACTGCTAAAATGGCTCAAGATTTGGGCATTGTTGATGAAATTTTATAAAATTAATCCTCTCCCCTCTCTTTACATATGTAAGAACATTTTTTAAACACATAGCCCCCTTTCTATGTGTTTACTAAAATGTTTTTATAAGTGAAATATACATAAAAACATTAAATTAAATATTTTGCAACATTAATTCGGATAGGTTGAGCCTAATTACCTCAACTGATAAAGGAAGACTCTCACTTCCTTTCCGATTATTTTTTATGAGAGAAACATTTTTGAGAGGATGTTTTGATAATGGAAACAAAAGAATGTAAACAATGTAAAAAATTACTACTAGCCAATAGTGATTTCTATTTTAAGAAAAAGGACACTAAAGATGGATGGACTAATAAATGTAAGTTATGCATGGGTAAAACCTACACAGATAAGTTAACAAGAGTACCAAAACAAGGGTATAAATTTTGTATAAAATGCAATAGAGAGTTGCCTGCAAAAATTACTTACTTCCCCCCGACAAGCTTTGTAATGACGGTTTAAGAAATGTTTGTAGGGAATGTGGCAAAGATGGACATTTTATGAAAGAAGATTATATTCCTAAAAAATGGTGGACTGAAGAAGAAAATAAGATATTTATAGAAAGATATCCTCACTATACAAATGAAGAATTGGTTGAAATTTTTTACTCTAGCAATTCCATTAAGAGTTTATGCGACAAGGCATTTTTACTAAAAGTAACTAAATCTGATGAGACTAGAAAACGAATACATATTATGCAATCAGAGTTATTTGGAATTGACTCACCTATTTACGGAATTGTAAGAAGTGATGAAACAAGGGAAAAGATTTCAATAGCTAGAAAAGGTAAAAATGTTGGGACAGATAATTACTGGTTTGGTAAGAAAAGATCATTTGAACAAAGAATGTATCTCAGCAAAATAAAGAAGTCATCTGGTCAATGGAAAGGTGTTAATAATCCGAGACATGTTTATCCTTTATTCGGTGAAAATAACGGAAGATGGCAAGGCGGTATCACCTCTATTAATGAAAAAATAAGAAATTCAGAAGAATACTTAAACTGGAAACTGTCTGTTTTCAAGAGAGATGAATATATATGTCAATGCTGTGGAAATGGAAAAGAAAGTATTTTACATGCTCACCATATAGAGAATTTCAGTACCAATGAAGATATAAGGTTTGATATTAATAACGGGATAACTCTATGTAAGAGTTGTCACGATCCTGCAATAAAAGGAAGTTTCCATAACACTTACGGGACGAGAAATAACAATTTAGAACAGCTTATGGTATTTATAAAAAATCATAAAGATAAATCATTAGAAGTGGTTAATTAGTCACTTCTTTTTTATTTGGAGGTGAACTGATGATAAACAAAAATAAAAAGCAAACAGAAAAACTTAAATGTCTAAATTGTAAAAAAGAAAAGAACAAAAAAACAGACTATTATAATAGTAAAAGTAAGTTATATAGTGAATTAGGAAAAGCTCCTATTTGTAAAACTTGTTTAAAGAGTATGATCAATTACGAAGATATGAATTCCATATATTCCGTTTTACAACAATTAGATGTAATGTTTGATATTGAATATTGGAATAAAGCCATTGAGAGTAAAAATGACACATTCGGAAAATACATAACAATGACTAACTCTCTTCATCAGTTCGTTGGTACGGGTTGGAAAGATAGTGTTTTTGAGAAAAAGACAACTACTGTTGAAGATAATTTTATAAATACAAATAACAGTGTATCAGATGAATTAATCATAAAATTTGGTCGAGGATATACAAATGAACAATATGTCCAAATGGAAAAATTTTATGACGAAATGATTCATAGTCGTAAAATCGATACACCTGAACATAAAAAACTTTTAATTATAATGTGTAGACTCCAAACTAAAATTGACACTGCACTGGAAAATAATGATATTACTACTTTTGAAAAGTTGCATAAACAGTATCAAGACTTGATTAAAAACTCAGGATTTAGACCAATAGACAAAACTGCTTCTGATGTAGCTTCTGGAATTAGGACATTTTCTCAAATATTTGCGGAAATTGAAAAAGACGGATTTATTAAACCTGCCCCAATTAACTATGAACAAGATATTGTTGATAAATCAATCCAGTATCTCCTTAACTATCAACTTAAATTATTAAATCAACAAACTCTTGTTGAACCGCCCATTGACACACCAAAGGTTGATGATGTAAATGAGTAGTTATAATAATTTTGTAGTTGATAGTGATAAGAAATGGAATGGTAACAATCCAAATATATTTGAGCGAAAAGCAGATAAGTTAAATCCAAATTATGCTTATAAGAATTTTAATGATATGAAGGTTGATTGGCGTAATTACTGTGAGTATTGGAAATCATACCCTGATAAATTCATTGATTATATCAAACCCCCAGATTGTAAGATAGATTTATATTTTTATCAAAGGATTTTTCTTAGGGTTTTATTTAGATATAAAAAAGTATTTATTACTGCAACTCGTGGAACAGCAAAAAGTTTTACTGAAATTTTAGCACTGTATTTAAAATGTATGATGTTCCCTGGTACACACTTATTTATTGTTGCCCCAGGTAAAGAACAAGCTGCTAAGATTTCACAAGATAACATTGAAAAGATTTGGGAGTACTATCCTATACTTGTCAATGAGATACAATATAAGTCTTTTTCTAAGGATTATACTAAACTCGTTTTTCATAACGGTTCTAAATTCGATGTTGTTCAAGCTCGTGATTCTCAACGTGGAGGCCGCCGCAATGGCGGTGCGATTGAAGAGGTGGCGGATGAAAACTTAGATGGTGACTTACTCCACTCAGTTGTTATTCCATTAATGGCCAATGACCGTATTGCAATGTGTAAAGGTGTAGATCCTGATGAACAACATAAATTTCAATGGTACATAACAACTGCTGGAACAAGACAGTCTTTTGCATTTAAGAAGTTACAAGAAGTAATGGGCGAAATGGTAAGAGGTAAATCAGCATTTTCTATAGGCAGTGGTTATGAGTTACCTTGTATGCACAATCAATTAGATTTAAACTTTGTAATGGAACAAAAAGAATCCCCTACTTTTAACCCTCTGGCTTTTTTACGAGAATACGAGAGCGTTTGGACAGGTTCAAGTGAGGATAGTTTAGTATCTTTAGATGACTTGAACAAATGTAGAACATTAGTTAAAGCAGAAGACAAAGCAACTGATAAGGATGCAGAATATATACTTGGATATGATGTATCTCGTGCTGAAGGTACTGCCAACGCCAACTCCGCACTAGCTGTACTAAAATTGCTACCTCGTGGAGATGGAACTTATCAGAAACATCTAGTTAATATTTATAGCTTTGAAGGAACTCATTTCCTAGAACAGGCACTATTCCTAAAGAAAAAAGTAAATGATTTTAAAGCTAGAATGCTAGTTGTTGACTCAAATGGTCTTGGAATAGGATTGATTGACCAATTAGTTTTAGAAATTGATGAAAACCCTCCTTATCATGTAACCAATGACGATAGATATCTTAAATTTAAAACTTCTGAAAGTATCCCCATCGTTTATTCTTTAAAATCTCAAAGTAAAGAGAACAAGGCTAGTGACATTCATAATTTATTTATGAGTGCAATTTCTAATAATAAAGTTAGATTACTAAAGAGTGAATCGCAGATGAAAGCCGAAATGCTTTCAAAAGATAATAAGAAGATGGAAAAGTTAATTAAAGACCTCTCTCCCTTTATTATGACAGATTTGTTCTGTGAAGAAGTAATGAACTTAGAGTACAAGCAGTCTGGAAACCAAACACAAGTTAAACAAATTTCAAAGTCTATTCCTAAAGATAAATTTTCAGCAGTTCAGTATGCGCTATTTTATGCCAATTTATTAGAAAAACAAAATAAAACTAAACGAGATACAACAATCGATATTTCCAAACTATTTTTAATTCGCAAACCAAAACTATAATCAAAAGGTGGTGAAATTATTGACAGAAAAGCAAAAAACACCTGAAGAAATTGAATTAGAAAGAAAAAAACTCGAATTTTCTAATTTGCAAAAACTAAAACTAATTGATTTAGACATCTTCCCTTTTCGTACTCAAGAAAAAATCATCGGTAAATATACAAGGGAACAATTAAAGAAAGCTCTTGAAACTCCAGAATTAGAAGCTAATCAAAAGCAACTTAGGAATATATCCAAGTTCCTATACAACCCATCTTCTCACTACAAACGATTAATCCTTCACTTCTCTACTATCCTAACACTTGACCACTATTTAGAAGAATATGGCAATGGTGACCCTGAAAAATTAAATGTAAAGAAACTAAGAAAATCTTACTTTGATGTTTTAGATCGTATTGAGAACATGAATATTAAACATGAATTTGGCAAAATACTCCATTCCGTTTTTAAGGAAGGAGTCTTTTTTGGTTATAAGCATGAAACTAAGGATTCATTCTTTATCCAACAACTTGATGCTGATTTTTGTAAAATTACGTTTGTTGAAGATGGCCTATATGGATTTGCTTTTAATTTTGCTTATTTTTTTACATATCCTGAACGATTGAATATGTTCCCTGATGAGTTTAAAAGAATTTATAACAGTAAATACGAGCCTCAATACAAAGATAAAAAACCAAGAGCAAATAGTACATTTTGGGAGGATTTATCTTCTGAAAATACAATCTGTATAAAGTTTGATGAATCAACTTGGTATCCTATCCCCCCTTTCATTGGTGT